AATTAAGCTTTGTGCGAACGAATCGATGGCATTCACTATTCCAAAGATTGGATTCAACAACTGCCCAATTGCTGTAATTAACTTAGTGATTACTGCAATCGTAGCGGTAATAATAATAGCAAGTGAATTAAATATGTCAATTATAAATCTGGTGGCCTCTAATTTTAGTAAATCCGTAGTAAAATCAGTCAGTGCTGCTTGTATACCCAAGAATGAAGCCAGTAATGGCTTAAACAAGCCAGCCAGATTCTCAAGATTTAATTGATTTAACGTGTCAATTTGATTTTTGAGCTGTTCAACTGTAACTTTGCCTTGCAGCAGCGCAATAGATGCCTGTAATGCGCTGTCACCAAGCTCACCAAATGTAGAAGATGTCTTCTTTATTTTTGGCAATATTTCGATCAATACATCGCTGGTGATTTGACCAGCCTTGACAACCTCTCCCAACTCGGCTACGGTTATATTTAAAGCACCAGCCAAGTCGGTCCTGAACGCAGGATCTGCCTCACTGATTTGCTGAGTTAATTCCTCAGCCATCAACTTACCCTTACCAAAGGCTTGGATGATACCATTCATTACACGTTTTGATTTTTCGGCACTGAGACCGAAAACAGCAAAACGACTAGACAATGCATCTAGAATATTTGAAACATCATCGAGAGTACCGCCGGCCGCTAAGACTGTTGGCGTTAATTGAGAGAAACCATCCCTGACTGCATTCAGACTGGTACCATAGGTTAATGCTATTTTGCTTGAATCTGCAAATACTTTTGCAACATCAGCAGGGCCCTGTCCGATACTTTCAAAAAGCAAACCAACCTGTTGGACGCGACCCAGTGTATCGATTAAAGTATTGATCGGGGCCAATACTTGGCCAGCACTAATTGATAAACTTTGAAATGTATTAACAAGTTCGTTGACTGCTTTACCTGCTGCCAATAACGGCCCCAGGTTTAACTCAGCCTTGATCTTTTCCCAGAAATTAGATGCCCCAGCAATTGCTAATTGACGACTAAATTGCTGTACTTTTTCGTTTGCAGCCGCCCACTCCGGGTTGATTTTCCTTGACTTACTGGCGATTCCGTCTATGCCAACCTGGATGGGGTTTAGATAATCTCTTTGCTGCTTGTAGTAGTTGACAAGTTGGCGTAAATTGGTAAGACTACCTCCCTGCGTCTTGTCAAGTTGAGCGGCCTTGTTGTTTAGTACATCAACGAAAGACCCCGCCTCCTTTAAAGTAGCACTCCACCCTTTAAATACTTTATTAACGTCAGTGCCTTCAAAAACGGGATCAAATATGATCTCTTGTTTTAGTTGCGATTTCTCGAATTGTTTTATTAAATTTTGCTGACCTTCCGCTCCCAGGGTGTTAAACTGATTGACGAATGCACTCTTGGCACCAGGAGCCAACGCTACGTCAATTTCAAACTTTAACGATTCCTTTCCGGCCATTCGTCAGCAGACGTATCCTATGTTTATGGTGCCGATATGCTGTCACTTGTAATCTGATATATTGCCAATAAAAAAGCCCCCATTTCGGGGGCACTATTAACTGCCGCAAACAATCAGGCGTTGGCGTCAATATCAATACGATACGGACCATAACCCTGGACAGTAGCCTCCCAGGACACGATAGAACCGGCCTCAATGCTCTCCGTGTAGCCATTCAGGGTGCCATAGCCATACACCGTCTCATCGGTGCCTGTAGGGCCACGACGGACGAACTTCACACGCAGGCCATCAGCCACCGTATTCTGCTCAGTCAGACGCAGGATCTGATAACCAGCATCCTTGAAGTCAGCCACTCCAGAAAGCGACACACTCCAAGTCTTGGAAGTAGCAATACTGACGTTGAAGCCCTTGGTCTCCGAGTCGTAAGTAACAATGTCCTCGGAGTTCGTATCAGTCTCCAGGGCCGCATTGGTCAGGCCATACAGACGAGCGATGTCATCGGTACCGTCCATCGCAAATGCCGTACCTTCAACCGTGAAAATACCATTGCTGTAAGCAACAGTGCTGCTGGTCGACAGCACATTGGCATTCGAAGTACCAAGATTGATGAAACCACCACTGGCACCAATACCAGTAGTAATGCCGGTGAATCCAGTATCAACAGAGTTCAGGCTGATGGGCACGATATAGACATCGTAGCCAAAAGCCGCGCTATAGTTGGCCAATGGGTCCTGCCGGAGATCATCCGGGACGAAGGGACAATTCCGGGGCAGTATTTCCCCGTTACCCTAGAATTCCAAAAATATTTACTTTAACTGGAAATATGACTGGTTTTGTCTAGGAAATGGAAAAATAAAAATTGCCTTAAATTATGGAATCACAATAGATGATTCCGGTATCGTTATTAATATTTGTGTTACTGCGCCAAGTTGCTGCCCAACAACATCAATCTGGTCAATCGGAATAACAATTGATCGAGCACCACTGAAGCGTTCTATGATCCTTCGCATTGCTGCAGTTAATGTGGCGCCATTGGCCGGCGGCCATGCAATTAGATAAATTCGCCATGTTACTAAACTTGAAGATGCATCACTGATATAATCAATCCTGTTAATTTGGCCAATATCATGTATTACTACCTCCATACCAGTAATTGACTTCAGTTGAGGCAAATCTTGCCCAGGACTGAGAACACTGATACTGTCGAGAACGGTTGCACCATCAGCAAATATATAACTGCCAACGTAATTCATAAAAGTCGCATCACCGGTCAAGGTGTCATAAATGACCTCAGGTGATGTGACTAATTGTTGCGGCACTGTTGAAATATTAGAAACAATCCGACCTTAGGTTGCCTGAATGGCAAACTGTCTTGTAGTCACCGTGAAAAAGATGGAATTCGACAGGGAAAAAGTCACTGTTCATCATAATGGACACGGCTTGCCACCCGCTACCGCCTCAATCAAAACTATAAGTAAAGAAAAAACTGAAGAATGGCGCGAACGACTTGAATTGACAAGAACCAGGAAGAAAAAGCTTGAAGAACGATTAGCTCGCAAGCAGAAAAAAGCAGACCAATATGTCGATGGAGAATACGCGCCCTGGTTGAACTAACTGCTCCAAATGGGAAACATATGTCAACATTCTAACACCAAGATATGGCTATCTTTAAGCTCCCCTTGGTTCGATTGACTGGCTATAACATCCAAAACCATACAAATAAATAATCACATGCTAGGTCCATGGACCGCTGGGGATATTTACCCCTTGTACGAGCATTCTTCTGATTATTTATCCAATATGTCCGCCTTGACACGCAAAGAAGCACGTAGGCAATGGCGAGAATCGGTTAAACAAGCATGGAATTATTGTTGCGCTTACTGCGGTAAGCCTCCAATTGATGACCTTAGCTTAACGATTGATCACATCAGGCCAAAGTCAAAAGGCGGAACAGATCGTACAAATAACGTAACACCAGCATGTGTATCATGCAATCACTCAAAAGCATCTCGCGATTGGGTTGAATGGTATCGAGAACAGTCTTTTTATGATGCAAATGCTGAATGGCGCATCAAACAATGGCTGAACAATGATCATCAATCATTAATAAAAACAAAAACTGTATCAAATGATACAGATTTAAGTGTTGCTTAATGTTTGCTAGACAATTCTGAGCTCCACATCTTCATCCGCAACTGCTTGTCCCTTTAATTCAGGCATCAGTAACCTGATGGTATCACCCTGCAGGTCAGTAAACTCTACAATTTGATTCGATGCACTTCGTAATGCAATTAACATCCCAGTGCACACATCATCCTGTATCCTTGGCGCTAAAATAATAGCATCACTTGACAGTAACGCAACATTCTTATCCTCAGGTGCCGTATAATCCTTCGCATTTACCTTTAAATCATTATAACAGAATAACGCCCAACTTGGATATTTGCTTAATGCAATTAACCGACCGGCACATGCTCCATAAACGCCATCAGGTAAGTCATTTTGACTTTCGTTTATATAAATATAAAAATCAGTTAAGTCATATGGCTTTCTACGTCTTTTCTTGTCCCTATTCATCTCTGCTTGTTGCGCCGCTAACATCGATATCGGCCTTTCATATTCATGCAATCTTTGCATCCTTAACTCACTACTTGCTATTACCGCTCCTATAATGTACTCATACGGTAATAACCAATAATTATCAATAGAGAACTCCCTATCTCCAGGAAATTCTCTCTTCAGTAACCAGTAATAATCATCAAACGGTATTAGATCCCCTTCGGAGCCCTGCGCTTTTTTTCGATTTGCTCAATCTTTGGCTCCTCCTTTTGCTCATCTCCTGACTCTTGTAAACGTTCAATTGATTTCATCTCCTCATCTCGATATAGTTGCGCTAATTCGCTAACAATATCAGGATGGATTTGCATAATGTCATTTATGTCAAATTCAGAATCAATCCGATTCGTAATTAAACATGCCGCCATTACTAAGTCCTCCCTCGATTTGGAAATCGTGATCTCCTTGATTGCCTCCTGGATGTTCTCCGAATATTCGCTTTCAATAACCTCCGCTTCTTCCGTCTTATCAGTACCAGTAATCGCTGATACAATTAATTCATATGCTCGCTGTAAATCATAACCCTTATCTCGCGATACCTTACGCGCTAAATCAATTAATTTTAATGTACCCCTATCTTGTTGGACAATTTGTTGCACAAAATTTTTCTCACCACTCGTTAAATATCCCCTTCGTTCAATTTCAATAATACCCGACTCCTGCGTACCAATACGTTCAATAATTGGCTGCAACCGAGGAGCAACAACAAACGGTAACTTACCCATATCTTGAATCCAAACTGAAAACAATCACTCGTCAGTTTACCATTTTTATAACCACTCTATCGAATTGCTGCTATCGCCCTGTTGTATGCCTCCTGGTAATCATATCCAGCAATCGGACCATTGCCAAATATAATTGATTCCACCCATGGCTTACCTTCAATGTACTTCCTGGCAGCACTCTCATTACCATATGGTACAATATATCCACCATAATGTATTAACTTCGCATACGGTTCGTCATAACTGATAATAATACTGGATCCACTCCTGGTAACCGTTAACGAATTACGTAATTTACCGCTATCAACAATATCTGGATCACTACCACCCCATATACTTGATGATATCGCATCATTTAAATATCCACCAATCTCTGATGATATGATATTTAACGCTAAATTCGTTGCCTCATCAATCTTATCCGTTATAATCGATGCACCATCAGATGGCATCTTTATCTTAATATCTAAATCAATACTTAAATCTACACTGGTACGATATGACTTTAATTTTGGTGCCTTATAACCACCACCACTTATTTTAACACCCATTATATATACACCCCGCCAACACTCAGCCTGATCGGTACTCCACTTATTTCATTATATATTAACTCGTCAATTCCAACACCATTATATACTCCACCAGTATTTATAATCTGATAATGATTCACCTTATCTAAACCCAGTAAAATGTCTCCCCTGACCCCATTCTTGAGATACCCCGGATGACCCGTAATATCGCTAAACGTTAATCCACTTACATTACCCTGTAATCCAATACTGGCATCTAACTCAAATCCACTGCTTACAACTGAAACACTCAGCGCATATCCCTTATAACTGTACGCATATCCACTCGCTCCAGGTATCTCCTGCCCTAATTCTACTTCCTTTGGTATATTGACAATCTCAGCACCTTGTGATACAAATACCTTTACTAAATATTTACTCCCACTGCTGGTATCCGCTTCTATCCTGCCATCCACAACACTGACCGTCTGCCCACTACGACTTAATATTAATCCATTATAATATGGTAATAATGGAGAATTACTCACTTCATCCCTGTGCGCAATACATTATACTTCCCACATCCACTGATACACTATTTATAATACTCCGATTGGCAAAATCGACACCCCTCAATACCATCACCAAGGTATTCCACATACTTACTGTTCACTGGTCTGTTA